GTATAATTTGCGTTTGAATCAACACTGCAATTTCTGATGTACAGGTGCCCGTTATCCAGAATAAGAAGATTCGCGCTTGCCTGCACTGCTGGAGAATTTGCGGGGCGGTTCAGCCGGAAAACTGATCCCGCGCCAGTTGCCCCAGTTGGACGATTTGCAAATGCTGTTACATCGTCGAAGTTATCAATATAGCCGGAAAGCACGAACATAGGAGCATTAAAATCAGTGATGGTTGATCCGGAGATTGTTTGCTGTTTTAAAGCGTTTGCATAGAATGTAGTATAATCGGCGGGGATGCTGGCAATAGTATTTCTTCCCGTTTCTTCGATGTTAGCTTGTGCTTCGGCTTGAATTGTTCCAACAGAATCGGCAAAAATATTGATCCAATTTTGATAAGCCGCTTCAAATCCGCCAATCAGCGTATCATACTGCGCTTGCATCTGATCCAGCAGGGTTTGCAATTCCGCCGCCATCGCCGCGATATTCTCATCTTTCGCCGCACTCATCGCCGCGATTGCATCGGCAAGCCATTGCTCTGCACTCTCAAATTTCAGTTTAAAATCTTTCACCACTTCCAAAATCCAATCGAGATTAAGATTTTGCAAGTTCGTATAGGGAAAGTGTTCATAAAGCCCCATCCTGACCCCTCCTTTAATAAACCATGATGCAGAAATTTTGTTTAAATTCTTCCACGATCCAATTATAGATATCGAGTTTCGGCGCGACTTGTAATTCTGATTCCAGCATTTGCTGGGAAGTGGTAACGCCGATATTTCCGTGTGTTCTTCCCGTTCTGGTGCTGGTGTTCATGCCGCTTTCGCTTTCGCTGTTGGTAATTGTTCCCGATCCGTTTCCCGTTGACTGCCGGGCATTTACAAGTGATTCACTATTAAATCCGGCGACTTTCTCCGTTACGGTGGAATTGCTGGAGCTTTGACTATTGCCCGTTCCGCTTTTCTGATGGCTTCCCTGATCCGTCCACGTTTCCTGTCTATCGTAATTTTCCAGCGGATTATATTCTATCTGTGCAACGGCCCACATTCTTGCCCAAGTGATAGAGCGGGAAATGCTCCAAGTTCCGATAGCCGCTTTGAGGATGTCCGGCTTGCTGTATACTACGTTCAGTTCGCCCAAATCCAGCAGAATTTTATTGATTAGCGCTTCTTTATTCATTCCTTCCGGCACGTTCAAATTATCAAAGATTGTATCATCAAATTTATAGATTCCCAAGATTGATAGAATCGTGTTTGCCATAGTCTGTTCCCCCTTCCTCCGGCTTGATCCGCCAATCAACGGAAAGATTCAGCCCAAACATATCATTTGCAATGCCGATCCCCTTTTGCAGTTCATCCAGCCAAAGAGAGCACTTCGCAAATGTTTCCACGTTGTTAGCGTTCACTTCATCAGTTAAAAGCCGCTCTTTCTTTTCCGTGTTTGCGTTAGGGATGCCAATGTCGGTATCAAACATATTTTCGATCATTCTCAGGCAATCAAGCAGTTTATCAACGATGAAATTTTGCCCTACATTCTGATCAAACGCCATCCAAGAAGGCTGGCCCTGATCATCAAGCAGATTTTTATCCGTAGCAACAGCGGGTTTACCTCCGGCGATATCATCATAAATCTGCTTCAGCGTTTCAGAAAATGCTTTACTTTTTGCAAATAACACATAGGAAAGTTTGCTATTTACCAGATTCACCCCGGCAGACTCAGACGCAACCGCCATTAAATCCGCATAATACGTGATAATATCCCAGATGCCGCCATAATCGGGCTGTAGCTTGATCAAAGCGCAATCAACGCCAATTTTCGGGCGCAGATTTTGCTTGATAAGCGGATTCGCAATTACCACGTGTGTTGGCCTATAATACACATCGTAGCCATACAAGCCACAATTCTGTGCGATCACCCCGAATTTGTCCGTATTGATTACGCAGAAATAGCCTTGACAGTAAAGCACATACTTCACAAAATCTTCTGCCCAGCTTTCGGGCATTTCCCATTTAAAAACAGAAATTGCCTTTTGCAGAAGATACCGCTGAAAGAAACGCGCAAGCCCGGTATTTTGCGAATGAACAATTCCCGGTTTCTGTAATGAAGTTATAGCGTTCTGATAATCAAACATAAACGGCGCGTTTAGCATATCGGCTTCCACCACCTTTTCCGATTTTTCAGCCATCCCAGCAACCAAGGCGGGAGGCCAATCCCGCCCGTAATATTTTCGTAGACGTATCGCGCATGATATTTTCTGTTTGCCATCGTTGCGGATGGATCAGCTGGGCGAAGATAGCTATACACAAATACTTCCGTTAGAAAATCCGTGTTCTGGGTGCTTTGTGAAAACTCATTAAAGCTCATATTCCAAGGCGCCGTTCGATAAAATTCAAGGCCGTTTGCTTTTTCGTACATCAATCTTTCCATCTGCTTCGGCCCGTTGTTTTCCCAGTCCGTAACGGCCCAATCGCTATATAGCGTGTACGGTGTCCACTGTAAAAGCCCGTAACCGCCGCTATATGGTGTGCCCCCTTGCCATTGTCCTGGGGAGAGCCCAGATTCAGCCCACATATTGCCTACAATAGCGGACGCGCTTTCCCGGGTGAAACCCTGCCGCAGAAGGAAAGCCATTGCCAACCGGGCGTTATGATCCTTTTCATCTTGCGTAAGGCTCATGTATACATTTGTGTAGTACCAACCCAAATACATATCAGCCATGCCGCAATCACTCCAAATATATGCCGTTGTTAAGAAGATTATTTATCGCTGAAATTTCCGCATCATATCCTGATATTTGAACATCAGCATTTCTTGTAAGCACATAGCCGCCATTACCTGTTAATGTAGAAAGCGTGCGCGTTTCGCATAACGGCCTACCCATTTCCGCTCGGTTTTCATCCACAAGGATTTTATGAACAGTTTCGATTTTTGGTTTATGTGTAACATATGGAGCAATACTTCCGGTAGAACCGATTGACTGCATATGCGGAATATTATTTTCAACCGTGTTAATAATTCCAGTTGCCGCATTAGATATTGCCCCGCCAACATCCAGCTTTGCTATACTACCAAGCACGCCTGCCGCTGTACTAACAATATTTTGCACTTGCCCCCATCCGTTAGTGTTAATTTGCGCTAATTGTATAGGCACTCCTACCATTGTTTGGTTGATAAGAAGTGTAGCTTGATCTTTAATATCTGGTCCATGCCTAACATATACATATAATATACCGATCCCGGAAATAAAATCTATTTTAATAATAGTGCCTAAATCGCATCCGCGCACAGTATCAAATTGTTGCCATTGCCCTTTGGCAATTAAATTTGCATCAAGTTCAAATTCTCCCCACGGTGGGAAAATAAGACGATATTTAGAATATGGGGCAGACAGTACAAAACTCCCTCTTGTTTGTGCTTGCGGGTGTTCACGCACAGTAAGTGCGCTATTCCAATCCGCCAATGTGTAGATATAATTAGAAATTCTGTAAGCGTTCATGTTTTCGATAACCCACCAGCCGAACGGAATAACAGTTGTTGAAAGTCCGATATTTGAAGGGATTTCAAAAGGAAACCAGTTGATTGATACAATATATTGATACGGATTAAAAATTGATTTATATAGATTTTCTCCGATATCTGGATTTGTAGTAAGTATGCCCGTCCAATTTGCATCTGCCATTAAATAATTTTTGAAAAGAGCAAAATTAGAAGGCGTAAAAGCATAATATGATACCGCGCCGAATGATAAATTATCATTGTTGATAATGCCAACAACATACATGCCATCAGCCAGTGACTGCGCCCACGGCGTATTATTAAGAAGGCTTAGTGGTTCTTGTACTGCGATTTCCCCGGCTTTTGTAGGGTAAAGCGCATCCATAATATCTCCATTATACGCCGCCGCCGATCTTGCAACATAGCATGATGTATTTAAAATTTCTGCTCGATACGTTGCCAGCACATCCACCGCCAGCGATGCCCACCAGAGCCTCCCGGAATACTCCCAATTGGATACATAGTAATATCTGCCGAATGCCGCAATGTATGCGTAATTATAGGCGTGTGGATTCGTAGTCAACCCCAAATCAAGCCCGATAACGGGGGACATAATATTGCATGGCTCTTTTAGCGTGCAATTGTACGTTGTAGGCGATCCCGCGGGGCGCTTAGTACTATTCGATTTTTTCGCAAACTGATAGAAATTCACCGCAACCGCCATGCAATCACCCCATTTTTACCGCCCGGGCATGGTGGCATACCCGGGCGGTATTTTTTCGTTTTAGTCCAGAAGCAGGATAACAGATTTTTCAGTGTGATCAACGAAGGATTTCTGATAGTCCTTAATCCAGAAATTCTGATAGTCTGCTCTCGCGTTGTAGGGGCTGGGTTTCATCGTGGAGCGCAGAACGGTGTATCCAGCCGCTTCACGATCACAAATCACGCCGAACACATTGGATTTAGTTACAGCATTCTGCGCATTCACTACCGCGCCGTTGGAACCGATGTAAGAGGGCTTAAGGTTGATCTGGGAAGGATTCTTGATTGCCTGCCAGAAGTTCACGGTTTCGGTATCGGCCAGCCGCAAATAGTTATCGTGGAAGGTATCGGCCAGAACCTGCATTTCAATCTGATACTGCGCAGGGGCGTACAAGTAAACGCGCTGATCTTCATACGGTGTATGGCGCATGATGTGCTTATTGTTCACTACCTGCTGGAACATTTCCGAGCGTTCAGTGAAAAGAGAAGTAATAGCCGCGATCCGGGAATAGCACCACCGCATGAAAGGCGCGAAGTTATCCGGCTGATATACCGTTTGCCCAGTAAGGCTCAGACCAGTAAGGGAATTGTATTCGCTCAGGAGATGCACAATCCGGGTGGAATCATTGATATCAATAATTCCCGCCATCAGATTTACGATGGTAGCCCGGGCCATGTTTTCACGGCTCTGCTCAAACATGTTAGAAACATTGGTAATGATCATCTGGACGAATCGGCCCAATTCTTCCGGGCTGGAGAAAGCCACTTCCAGCTGTTCATCGAAAATGGTGTAATGATCCTGATAGGTATTGATCCCGTAGAAATTGGTCTGGAGAACATCGGCCTTTTTGATCACCTGTTGATCCACGGCCACACCGTTGCCCGTAATGGGAGATTCACTATCATCATAATGAACGGGATATTTCACCGTATCATTATCTTCAAAATTCCCATCCGCAATCTGAATTTTGCGGGTGTGAAGTTTGAACATGGGTTCCGAAAATTCCATGCCATTGAATTTCCGGTTATACGGGCGAATCGAAAAAATCGTTTTCCCCAGCACCGTGCTAATGGCCCGGTACACCTGCTCATACCCAGTTTTAAGCGTAGTCTGTGCGCTCTGCGCGAAGCTCGCGCCATCCACGGGCGCAATGGAGGCCACCCCCGTGGCCTGTTGCTGAATGGCGTTTGCCAACGTGGCAATCTGATTGAAAGAAAGTTCTCCGGCACTCATTTTTCCTCATCCTCCTGATTCTTGATTTCTTCCGCAATCGGTTCAACAATTGCGGGGGTTTCCGGTTCATTGATCTGTTCCGGCGCTGGTGCCAATCCGGCACCCAGTCCGCCACTTGTTCCCTCCGTTGCGATGCCAGAATATTTTACAGTAAGAGTACCGATTTCCGCGCTAATCGTGTATTCTGGAAGTAACACATAAGGGATGGTCGCATCAAATGGAATGGTTATGGGGTTTACCGCACGCACATATATATATATCGGATTATTGGCAAGCCAAGTTCTAAGATCATCAGCCGAAGCAATTCCTGCACTTTCCGGGGCCTGGTAATACACGCGGCCTGCATGTCCGGCTGATCCATACAAAACCACCGTGTTTTCCGATAAATTGGATGCTGATCCCCATTCCGCTCTACAGTTCTCTCCAATCAAAACTTTATTTCCGCTTTTCACATAGTCGATGATTCCGCCGTCCATAATATAATATTTCGGTTGGACTGTTCCAAGGGTCACCCACTCACCGTCAGATGGTAGTTGTACGCGCACGATATCCAATACAATTTTCCGATTGATATAATCCACATTGCCGCCATATACGCCATCTGGCAAATTTACTTCAATGGGCATTAGTCCATCACTGTTGTGGATTACACTTTTAGTGTACTGATTTAAGGGGCGCACATTATCCAATGCTGGTGTTCCTGTACCTGTTTGGGATGCCTGCGGCAAATTGTTAATTAGCGAGAGGAAAGGCACACCCTGGCGGGCATTGGATATTCTTATAGATGCTGCAGTTTGGGGGCTGATCTGCTCATAGTCCGCTGCATTCGCTCCGGAAATATCACGCACGCCCTGCGCTTCGTGCAAGATTTGCATTGCCATGCTGGCAATATTATTGATTACAGGATCATTAGGCATTTTTCTTTCCTCCATTCCGGCCGGGCGGGTTGATCACCGATGCAATGATATCCTGCACGCCTTCCGGCTGGGGCTGTTGGGCACCGGAAAGATTCAGATTCTGCATGATAGTCTGCATCCGGTTTCCAAACTGATCCAGCATTGTCTGCATCATTCCGGCAAATTCTTTCACCGCGCCGCCATCGGGGGCAGGAGCAGGAGCAGGAGCAGGAGCAGGAGCAGGAGCAGGAGCAGGAGCAGGAGCAGGAGCAGGAGCAGGAGCGGGAACGGGTTCACCCTCCATTTCCATGATTTCCTCTTTCGTGTACCCGGCGCGAATCAGTTCAAGAATATCACCTGTTTTCATTTTCGTTATCCTCCAATTTTTGTTTTAGTGCCAGCGTTGCCGCTGTGTTATTGTTGATTGCCGCAGTCACGTTTTTCAAGTCCTCCCGGTGCTGTTCCTGCAAGTGGTTGTTTTGCCAGAATAGCGCTACCACACAGGCAATGGGAAAGCCCAAATCCTTGATCATTTGTATTACCGTTTCCACACCATCACCCCCATAATTGCTTTGCCGCCTGGTATATATCATATAGTGTAGCATTTCCGAGCATGGGCAATATATCCAGCAATGATCCGCTATCTGATCCGTAATTGATGTATTTGCAGAGCCCATAGTGAGTCCAGCGCGCCGAAGCGATATTATCCATTTGCACGCCGCCAGTGGTGGAATGAATTACCTCTCCACCGCCAAGATAGATGCCAACGTGTTTCGCATTGCCCTCGCTATCATTATAGCCGCGCGCTTTTTCGCCGCCGTCATATTTCACGGTAAAAAGCCAAGCGCCAGCGGGGATTTTCGCAATATCAGAAATGGCGTTTTTGCTGGAAAGCGCATCCCGCCACATATGATTTGATCCGCGCCAATCCTTTTTTAAGCCGCAATCGTTCAGCACCCGCTCAACAAATCCCTGACAATCAAGCGTTGCGTATGGGATCCCCAGATAATTCCCGGTTCGCGCCTGCTCTACAAACTTTTCCGCGCTGATCATGAGTTATTCCCTCCATAGGCGGGGAGGCTTTCGCGCTGACCGGGCGCGTGGGCGCCCTTCCGGGGCTGGTCGATGCCCACCTCCCCGCGATTTCATTATACCATCTTTGATCATCCTTTGTAAATACCAAATTTTACAACAGCGCAAAATAGCGCAGGAATAGCACTTGCTGAATAGTTCGCTCAAAATCAATAGCGCCGCGATAGTATGAGGAAACTAAATGCCCATAGGCAAAGCGAAACATTTTTAATTCGGTATCCGATGCAGTATATTCGGGAGGATTCCCGGAATTATGATCCGAACAATAATATTTGTTAGCGGATTTGTGCTTGTAAATCGTAAGTTCGCCAACATGCACAACGGGTTTATATTCGCGGATGGGGCGCGGACGGGGAGGGAACAAATCGTTTTTAAATCGGTTTTCAATCGCCATGTTTGCAAAATCTCCATCCCCGGCGAATTTGTAAAGCGCGGTTTTTGCTTTCTTCTGACTGATGGGAGATTCTCCAAGATCAATCAGCATGTATCCCCGCTCACTATCAATATATGTGTATTTCCCGGCGCTTTGCATTTTCTCAATTTTCGTTATCAGGTTCAGCCCCACAAAAAGCGGATTGAAAAAATCATTACTATTTGCATAGCATCGTAATTTCACAGGCGTTTTCCCTTGCAATTCCCGATTTCGGTTGATGGATTCATAGCAGTTCAGCAATGCCAAGTGTTCATTTTTAATGCTCGATCTTTTATGGTATTCGGGGATAAATTCATCATAAGAGATAAGTTCAACATTTGAAGCATCCCAGCCACGAACATTCGCGCAGGTGGAAAGCGCCAGCATCACTCCGATCTGTTCCCCGTTTTCATCCCGCACGGATGCCATATTTTTCATTGGCTGAACATTGTAATTTGTGCCTTTATCCTCATTGATTTTTGCGAATGGATTTAGAGCAGATGAAGCAATTAAATCTAATTCCGTTTGTGTTCTCCGCATATGCACAAATTTTCCGCGATAGGTAGTTACATCCTCCCACAAAGCGCCATATGTTTTCCCGGTGGCGCGTCCACCCCAGCAAAAAATAAATGGATAAGGCAAGCTGTTTATCATAGGCACATTTACATATCCGTTTTCCAAAAATAAATTCATTTTCTCATTCCTCCGATAAAATAAGCCGGGGATTTTCTCCCCGGCTTTTGTGTGATCCAGATTATTCCCCGGCATAGCGACAGGAGATGTATTCCCGCCCTGCCTTGCTAGTGCCCGTAAGAATTTCGATGCAGTCCACATTTTCCCCCACTTCCTCAAAGCAGGAGAGCATATCAAGAAATTCCCGGATGAAAGTCTTGCTATTGGTGGCGATGATGATGTCATCCGGCACAATATGCAGGGAAAGCACTTTCACGATCTCCGCATCACCGTTGACTTCCTCACGCACCATGTAAGCGTCAAAGGAAACAACCTCGTTTTTGTGCTTGCTCATCTTCTCCGTAGTGGGGTCTTTCGCCAGCCGATACCTCATTTTCGCATCCAGATTTTCAGTAGCCTTTACGATTTCCATTGTTCAGTCCTCCCAATTTTTTATTCGGGCGTTTCTGCCCACTGCCATTATATTACAAAATGGTTTCAAAGTCAAGCCTCCCGGCTAAAATTGCATCAATCAATCGGGCATAATCTTGCGATAGTCCAAGCGTATATTCTCCCTGTTCCAGATATACATTTTTTGTTATCGGCACGATATACCCATCCACTTCAATGTGATCGATTTCCGGTTTATCATTGTAAATCACGTCTAAGCCCCCAGCTTCCCGGAAGGTAAAACCACTTTTAAAGGCTTTCATTCCTCCGTGCTTCATAAGCTCCGGGCCACCCTTCTGCTTATCCACTCCGGCAATGGTAACGTGAATTTTTTCATCCGGCCCTTCATACTTATATATGTACTTTTTCGCACCCATCGTAGCAAATTCCGAGTATCCCAATTCCTGCTCATACACCCCCATATAATGGATTTTCCCATGGGTATCAATTGCCCAAGATTCACTTTTTTCGCTGGCCTTTTGTATTTCCTTATTCAGCGCATTAAAGTTCACATTCCCCGTGAATTTCACGCTGTCCGTATCGGTATAGAGAAATTCCGCTCCGGGTGTGTCAACAATTAAGCGGATAGCGCGTTCGAGCCAGTACCGCGCCCATGCCGTAACCCACACGCCCAACTGATAAGGCATAAAGCCGCGCCTATTGCTTTTCATGAGCAATTCATTTTTATCTTTCCCTGCATATTCATAGTCACCATTTTTATAAAGGATATTATCCTTTACGGGGCGCTGGCACATCATTCCATAAAGGGCATTAATCAAATTTTTTGATAAAGCGTATTCTATTTCCCGGCCATCCACATTCTTTAATTCAGTTTTTCGCCGGAAGTATTCCTGCACCAAGGCGATATAATCATCTGGCAATTTCTTATAAGTGGAATAGTACACATCAGTAAATACCACACTATCCCACTCATATTCCTGTTTGATAATTTCCCAGTCCACGTCAGTTATAGCGTAGCTCGCCGTCGTGATCCTGATGATTCGCCCATTGTCCAACAGATAATCCTGATCCTCATTTATCGTGTTTTGCCTGATAGATGGAATGATTTTCTTGTTTAAAAGTTTATCATAAGAAAGATAAGGGCAAGGCCAATAACGATTTTTCAAGCGCAGATTTTCAAAATGAGCAATACACACAACAGCCTTTTTTAGTTTTTTGCAAAGGTAGTCCATTTTTAATTCTGAAACAGGGCTTTCTGCGTAATGCCTAAATTTAGTCATCGGGAATTTACAATTACACATTACATCAGGGTATGAGGATGCCCGGTCATATGATTTCACATCTTTTACAATGATGGGCGGTTCCCCGTCCCGGCCCACGTAGAAGCGCGAAGCGTGAGTGTTTCCGCCCCGGAAGGCCGCAGATAATATCTGGTAAATATCCATATCTGGCATGAGCGCCAGCCGATCCCCGTACCGGATTTTATTCCATTCCCGCTTCGCATCCCGGCGAACATAGCCCGTGGAAGTCATGGGGATAGTATACAAGTCATCATTCCAAAAACGCATTTCATTGCGATAGGCTTCACACAAGCCCCACACATCATTGATTGCGTACTGCATTTCCATTTCAGATAATGGTGTGAACCAAAAGCGATATTTGCTATAATCGTATTCTTCCCCGCTTAATTTTCGGTGTTCAATTCCCCACATTTTCCCGTATTGCGCCAAACTGGTATTGCTATGAAGATATGTGCATCTGTCCTCTATGCACCCATAGCAATCCGCACGAAGGATTTTCCGGGGCTCAACGCAGAACACATCATTTTCAGTATAATCATATATGCCGCTGATGAATTGAAATTCAAAGGACAAGTTATGCACAAGCCTAACAAGAAAAATTTTCTGATCATCCGGGCGCTCATCATTCCCGATGTATTGCGCAATCTTTAAGCACAATTCCTCGTATTGATCCCACGTACGGCCAATAATCGTTTCATTCGTTTTCCCATCAATCGCCATGAAGTGCCACTGCCACACATACATTACAGCCTGTTTGATTTCCCGGATGTTTGTAGTTTCAATGTCAAACGCAGAAAGCCAACGAATATATTTCCGTTTATCACCCTTCGCACGTACTCCGCGCCGATGGGGGAGAGGGTCAATCTCCCCCAGCAGAGCGGAAACATCAAAATCTGATGTATAGTAAATCATTCCCGGCGTTCCTCCGTCATTTTGTTAAATTCATTGATTATTGTATTCAGAGATTTATTTTTCCGGCCTTTTGATCTAATCCGTTTGTACTTCTTCAATGCTTCTGCTGATCCACCCGCTGTCATTGCGGCTCCCGTGGCCCTCGCGTACTCCATAAAAGCGCCAAATTTTTTCAGTTCTTCTTCCGATCCTATCAGGGGTTTTTCAATGTTTCCAGATTCATCAATGTCCGAATACAAATCGTTGAGTGATTGAATAACTTTTGCATCATGCGCTTTCGCACCGCGAACGGTGGAGAGCTTAGAAGAAAGAAAGCCGCTGATTTCAGATAATGCCGCAGGCAAATCCGCTTTATCAATCGTTTGTAATGGCTCAAAACGATTTATATTTTCTTGATAAATTTGCCGCCATGATTCGCCCCGTTCCCGGAAAGATTTCATTCTCCGGCGATAGAGATTATAATAATCTCTATACATGCGTTCTATATCAATCCCTCGTTTCCCCATCACTGCCGCTTGATTCGGGGATATTCTTTCAATCTTCCTTTGCGCCATAGATTATAAATTCCCCCCTTAAACACATCATCACTTTTTCTTTCAAGTCCTCGTGAAAATATCCGCCGCCTTTTTGTATCGCATGAATTACATCTAATGCCGCTATTAATTCATTCTTTGAAAGTTCGTCATCCTGAAATATAAATCTCAGCGCATTATTCAGCATATCACAACCCGGATACCGTCCAAACCATGCGTTTCGTTTCTTCCACATCATTATCTTCACCTATCCCGCAAATTATCCAAAGTCACGGCCTTACAATATTCCGCATTATAAAGAGATTTCACCGTCATGCACTCCCGCCGAAGGTCCACCAGAATTTTGCACCGCAACGCATCTGGCGTAACTCGTTCGGGAAATAGTGCCGATTCAATGCAAATCGCAACCAGTTCAGAGAATTTAAGCCCGGTTTCCCGGGCGTAATTGTCAAGGGCGGTTCCGTAGGGACTTTTATAATAAGTGGTTCTCTGCATTCTTTTTATCCTCCAAATCCATCTTTGCGCCGCAATTTGGGCAGAACCTTGTTTCCCGATCATTCTTACATCCGCACTCGGAACAACGGCATGAAAGTGATCCTACATGTTCCCAACGCCCACAAATCACAGAAGCATATTTCTTATCCTCCATATATTCATCATACATATGATCAAATTCTTTGCAAATCACAGCATTTTCCCTCCCAATCCATTCTCACCAATTACATAAGCGTTAATCAATTTGTACATACAATCAAAGGGTGTTTTTGCCGCAGTATCCCCGCATGAATAGTAAACAAACGCGCCATCATTTACCACTCGTTTTACTTCTCCAATTTCCGCAGTATCACCGTTTATATAAATAATAAGCTCACCTGATTTTGGCTTATACAATTCAGTCGCCGCCTTTCCGAATATCCAGCTTGTCCAAATCTTCAAATATATCTTTCGCCCAGTCCGCGAACCATGAATCATCTTGATCCATCATCCAATTAAATTCCCGGTTTTCATAGAGTAGCCGATCCAGCGAATGTACCCGCTCATATAGTTTTGTTGAGATAATACCCCAGCTCCAAAGAGCATTTACCGCGCCAATAAGTGCGTCATAGTCACGTTGAGAGCCACACCGCGCGATGTCAGAGAGAGTTTCAAGCAATTGCTTTTGATCCAGTTTAGCCATTGTCTTATTCCTCCAATTATTTATTCGGTGGATTCCATCCGCCATAGATATATTACTATAGATATGAGCAATATACAATGTAAAAATCTAATTTAATTTGTACAATGTCAAATCTGGCATAAAATTCCATGTACAATTTAATACCATAATTGCCATCAAATTTTATTAGCACTCTAATCGTCCGACTGCCAACCATTTTCGGCCGCGATTCTTACCAGATAATCCATTGCGAATCTGGTACAGAATCCGGCCAAATTTTTGGGGAAAGTGGGACGGTTTTTGCCCACATGTGTAAACCGC